TAACTAAAAATGCACCATCACCATCTATAACTTTCCCATTATTTTCTAAATTATATTGTTCTAGTATTGGATATCCGTTATCATCGGTGTTAATTGTTTGCCTAATTGCCATTATTTGTCCCTCACCTGCAATTAACTCACAAAGATTTCCAGTATCATTTTTTGGTTTACAACTTATTCTAAGAGCATCATCGTTTGTTGTTGATATAATAGAACCCATAAATACTGAAGTAGGTTCTATTTTAATGTTAGCCAACTTTGTCAAATCAAAATCAACTCTAGTAATTCCAATTTGACAAATATCCGTGTCACCCCAAAGTGGTCTTACATCAACATCAAAATTTAAATTTACTATTTGAGGTAATGAATCTAAGTTTGTCGATGTTTTAAAACTAGCGCCATCTACTTGATTTTCAGTGGCTACTCCTTGTTGTATCAAATCTTGTGGTGAAAGTGAAAAACAACCTATATCTGACAAATCAACATCCATAACCACAGTTTGATCTCCCAACGGAACACCAAAAATCATAAAATCACCACTTTCATTAGTTTTTACAGAAAATCTATAATACTTGTCATACACTTCGATGTATGATTGATCCATTAGGGCGTCGGCTCTCGTCGGAAAAGTTCCCGTTGCTTGATGACTAATATAAGATGGATCTTTTGGTAAAAGATTATATCTGTAACCTTCTTCGTTTCTATCGGATAAATTTTGATATGGGTATAACTCTGAAATTATAGGATTTAATTGATCTTCAGTTTCTAATGGTATAAAAACTGAAACTCTGGCATTTGGGATACCAAATCCATTATTTACCAAAACTCTTCCTACTATAACCCCATAGTCTGAACAAAATCTGGTATAAACATCTTCAGATAATAACTTTAAAGAAAGTATTTCTAAAAACTCAAAATCTTGATCTAATTCTACGTTGATGTACTTATCAACACCAACTTGTGTTCTTATCCTATATGACTTGGGCATTAATTTTTTACTTTTTTGATAAATAGTTTATTTCCTATTTTCAAAAATAGGTCTGAAAGTCAAAAAATAAATTACTAAGAAAAACTAACGGTTTTTAAATTAAGAACTCTAACCGTAATGTCTTTATTCGGAAATCTAATTTGATAGATCTGTGATGGTTCGGCAAATATAGTGTCTGCATATAATTGTATTTCTCGAGTTGTTGGATCTGAATACGTTTGTGAAGTTTCGAATGATGAATATTGCCCTCCAACTAAATTAAAAAATCTCATATCTGAAATACTGATAACCCCATTTTGGCTTTGAATTAACCTCTTCAATTCACTCACAACAACATTTTGACCCAATTGTCTTGTAAGTGTATTAAAATAATCGGAAATAATCTCTATAACTTTCGCTACCACCGCTCCTGATGTTGTTGAGCTATCTAATACAATATCACAATCTACTGATAAATCTATTGGTTGAGCACTTTCGATTGAAATATAGTCATTAATCATTCGATAATTAGACAAATAATTTGCAACATTTTGTTTCAAAGTATTTGATATAACGTCAGTCAAATTTCCACTAGTGTCATAGGACAACATTTTTATTTTTATTTTATTATTTTCTTCGGTTATTGCGACTTTTGCAGGTGCTCCAAAAATAGAAGGCATTGTTCTAATTATTGAGTCGTAATCATTTACGGTTACAGCTCTGTTTTGAGCCGCGAAATTGAATGATACCATTTGTCTGACATCTTCGGTTGTTGGTGCGTTCGATCCTCCGATTGCTGCAGTTACATTGTTACATCTGAGACTATTGATAACGGTCCTATTTACATTAGCCGATGGTCCATTTACAGAAAAAGAAACACTTCCAATTTGATTTATAGTATTGATACCTAAATTAGTTCCAATTCCACCTCCAATTCGATATTGAATAAACAAAGTACTATTTGATTTTAATGTGCTCCCTAATCCTAAATTATTGGAGTATCTCGAAAGGTCGAAACCTTTACCGTCTCTTGCAAATTCCCTTAGTTGTTCTTCTGCAGAAACGTTACCACCACCAAATGTTAATTTGCAAAAACCTTCTGGCGTATATTCTGATATAAATTTTTGAGATGTAGAGATGTACTTTCCAACTTTGATGCCAGGTTGATCAGATGGTTTAGTAGAATCTTCAACAAATACTCGATCTTCTACCAAAGCTTTAACTTCATACCATCGATTCGGGCTAAGTGTAATAAAATCCTGTGGTTGTGGTACTGTACTATATTGTGTTCCTTCTTTTAACAAAACACTTGTTATACCCAAAACATTTTTTTCAGGTAAAAATAAAGAGAAATAGGGTACAATGTCATTAGGTGTAATAATTCTTTTAAAAACTTTAGTTACTCCATTAACCACAACTTCTCTTTTTGTTATAGTGTAATTTATTAAATTACCGCTAGCGTCAAAATTTGGTATTTTAAGTCTATTTGGTGTACCTTCAGCATTTATTGCTGATGAGAAATCAATATCATAAACGGTTTCGAATGGTTGCCCTGCACCATTTACTTGTGATCCTCTTCTTAATATTCCACAATATCTTAAATCTTCTCTGTCTCCGAAAGCAGGGACCGTAATTGAAAAATCAACCAAAGCAACGGATGGTCTTTGACCCGGTACTTTTAATCCGTAAGTTCTTGCTATATTATATATTGATGATCTTTGTTGTGCAAATTGTAATACGGTTTCTTGAATACTTCTATCAATTTGGAATTGTAGGTTATCTGTAACCGCGGCATTAAGATCCAAAAGTACTGAAAAAATACCAGCATCATTAAAATTTTGAACTAACTCAGGATAGTAAGTTCTTGTAAAATTTATTAATTCAGTTCTTACTCCTTGAAAGTCTCTAGTTGTATAGGAAATTTTTTTTTCTGCCATATATTATTAAATATTAATAATAACAAAATCACTGCTTTCAAATGCCTGATTTGTAACTTTGTAGTCTATTTTAATTTTTGCTGTGTGTTCTAATTGTGATATATTAGGAACTTTAAATTCTCTTTCTTTAAATTCATTTACTGTGTATCCTTTACCTTCCAAATCTGCTGAGGCGGGTTCTATAGTTACATTTGTGACCAACAAATTTGGCATATATGTTCCAATTGATTCTCTAATGTCCGCTTCAATATCAGAAAATGTAGGACCATCTAATGGTTCAAAAATATATTCATAAATTCTAGTACCAAAATCAGGTAAATAATATCTAGACCCTTTTTTGGTTAATATTAAATGTATTAAAGAATTTCTTATTTCTTCTTCATTTGTATTAGAAACATCCAAATATTTTCCTACAAATGAATCCCTAAAAGGAAATGTTATACCATATGAAATACCTGTTGACATATCATATATAAATATAGGTTAAATTTTTTTTTAGTAAAAAAATATACGTAGATAAAAAATTTGTTTTGGTTGAAAGGGTTAGAAATTAATATCTTTTTCTATAATTTATTCTTCTATATCTTTCATTTAACTCAGATGAGTTGTCATTATTTTTTTTATAACCCAGTTTTTCTTCTACTTTTATCTCCAGGTCCATAGTGATGGTCTTTAAATTTTCCTCCACGTTTGAACCATGCGGCGTCTCTTAAAGTATTTGAAGCCAAAGAATAAACACCCAAAGCCAATGCTGCTCCTGCGCCAATTGCCATTGCTGCTGGCACAATTGCAAGTCCAGAAATAACTGAAGAATACCCAATTATTTTGTCAATAATTTCTCTAACTCTATATTCATTATCACTCATTTCGTCTTCAGAAATTACCGATTCAAGTTGGTCCTCAATAATATTTTGAAATTCTTCCATTCCATTATTTTCAATAAAATCACGTAAAATATCCTTTTCTTCGTCCGTTAATTTTCTAGTCGCATTTTTGGCCGATTGTTTTAAATCCATTTTAGAAAAATCAGATTCACCTTCCATATCCATAGATTGGTCAATCCATTCTTCTTCGTTTTCTCTAATTACTCTTCTTACAATACGAGATAAATCTTTTTCTGTTAATCTTACAATTCT